TTAGACACCGGGTGTTCCCTTTTCGGCCCGCTGAAGGGCTTGAAGAGCGTCCTCCGCCAGGCGCGCTTGGTCGGCTGCGGCCGTGTAGGTCGCCACCTCGACAAGGCTTTTGTGACCGGTGACGGCCTGGATTTGTTTGGCGGTGCAGCCTGCTTCGGCCAGCCGTCGGGATGCCGCTTTGCGCAAACCATGGGGCGATGACTGCGGCGGTAGCCCGGCCTTCTTGGCGCAGTCGCTAAACCAGTTCGAGAAGCCGACCGGCGACATGGGCTTGCCGTACTCGGTCATTAGGAAGGTCATATTCGAGGCCGGAACAGCGTCGATCGCTTCTTTGAGCTTTGGATGGATGGGGATTGCCAGCTTGGTGTGGCCCAGGCTCTTGCTCTGGGCGACGTGGATCTTGCCGTCCTTGACGTGCTGGCGGCCCATCGTGACGACGTCGGCGCGTCGCTGGGCGGTGTAGAGGAGTAGCGCCAGGGCCAAGCGGGCCCGGGAGCCCTGCGGCCAGTAGGCTTCGAATTGGGCGATGTCCTCTTCTGTCCAGGAGCGATAGCCGGTGGACTTGTTCTTGACCTTCCGCACGCCGACCGTGGGGTTGTCGTGGCGCCAGCCGCGCTCGACGGCGAAGCGCATCAAGATGCGAAGGATCCGGCGGAGATTGTAAGCGGCGCCAGGCTTATCGGCCATGCCGTCCATGATCCGCATAATGTGCTTGGACTGGAGGTCGGTGACGCTGAGGTCTCCGTACTTCTCGCCGTTGGGCGCCTTGGTAGACCGGAAGCGCTCGATCGAGTTGCGATAGGTCTTCTGGGTTATGGGCTGGAGCGCCTTGAACTCGGCGGAGTCGTAATAGGCGATAATCAACGCCGAGAAGCTGCCTGCCTTGGTGCGCTCAAGTCCAATCTGGCGGGCCGGCGCCGTTTCTCCGGACAGCGCGGCTTGATAGGCCGCCATGAACTCCTTGGAGCCGGGAAGGCCAGGAAGGGCTATCGACTTGAAGCCCGGTCGCCGGAAGTAGTGGCGCGGCTTGCCGTGGCGGTCCACGAAGGCCTTCACGTACTTCAGGCGCAGTTTGGTCATCCGAAGGCGCGATCCCACTCGTTCTCGGCGCCGCGGTTGTCCCCGGGCAATTGCTCGAAGGCCTCATCCAGGGCGAAGCGATCCCATACGCGACAGCCGTCGACGGGCTTGGGCTTCGGCATTCGGCCGTCGGCCACCATCTCATCAAACTTGCTGGTCGAGACGCCAACGTAGTGCGCGGCGTCCGGCCGGCGCAAGCCGCGTGGCTCGACCTTGTGACGGCGCTCAGTAGCCATGGTTGTCCCCCATGGCTACGCCTGCGATCATTCTGCCATGCTCTGAATAAGCTCCGCCAACGTGCGGCGGTGCGACGGCTTCAGTTTCAAGTAGGCTTCGGCCACTTCGCGCGCCCCGTCTTCCGAAAAGAAAGCCATCATCGAAGGCGGGAACACTGATCGCGAATTCTTGGAAAGACCTGCGAAGAATGCGCCGGGCTCGACATCCAGGACGTTGGCAATCGCGAACAGCTTCGATGCAGACACCCGATTGTGTCCAAGCTCGTATTTTTGAATTTGTTGGAAGCTTACACCGAGGGATTTGGCAAGTTGCTCTTGGGAAATTCCTTTTGTCTTGCGGATAGCGCGCACGACTTGGCCGACATGAGCGTCGACTTCCGTTACAATCCGGCCTGACGGCGATGACTTCTCCAACAGTTTTCTCCTTGCGTGCCCCGATATTTATCCGGGCGCTCGACACGTCAAGCGTGTATGGGGTGCGTGCCATCAGGCGGCCCCCGGCGGCAAAATCCGACTATTCCACGTTTCGATAGGCGCGCTGGCGTCGCAGACCTCGCAGAACACGGTAGGAGAGACTTCCACAATCATCGGGCGGCCATCCTCGAACTTTGCGAGGATCTTCTCTTCCTCGCCGAGGCTCAGCGCTTCGCACTCGCCGCAGAATGGGCAAGAACGGACGATGTCGGTCGCGCTGTCGCTGGTCTGATATTGGCCGGGCCGGGGCTTGAAGTCGATGATGTCGCCCATCAGGCAGTAACCTTCGCGCCAGCGATTTCCACCTCCTGGCGCTCGACCCGATCCCAGATGGCCTGGAAGGTCGCGGTGGGCAACAGGTCGCGGGCGGCGTCAACGAACCGGCGCTCGCGGCGCTCCTGGCGCTGCATCTTGTCGGCGCAGGTCTCGCCGACAGTGCCGCGCACCAGCCGGTTTCGATGAGTTTGGAGCACAGACCTGTTGTTGCGCATGGCGGCCAGAGTGGACTTCGTGGCGGCTAGGAAGCCCTCGTCCCGCTTCTGCGAAGGCGTCGCGATCTCGTCGTCGCGATCCCGCGAAACGGCGGCGATGCGTCGGTCGAGATCTGCAAGCTTGGCGTCCGCTTCCGCGACCTCGGTGAAGTTGCCTAGGTCGATCACGTGATCCTGGTCCAAGGATTCGTTCGTCAGAGGATCGTTCTCGCTGTCGGGCCGTGCGTTCGCCGGCTTCGACGTCAACTTCGTCTTTCGACCATGAGGGCGGCTCGGCTGCCGAAGTGCGATAAACCTGAGATCATGGGCCCGGCGGTTCAATTGGCGCAACGCCGTCCGATGGCGGATCAAGGCGCCCTGGGCGCGGGCCCGCCAATCGTCGTCATTGATCCCGCTGTACTCCAGGCGGGTCTCGATCGTGGTCACGACGCCCTCGATGTCCTCGATCAGCGCCTTGATGGCGGCGGGATCCGTCAGGGCCGCGATCTGGGCTTTGGTGGGGAGTTCGATGCGCTCGGCCATCTATGCGGCCTCCAGGACGGCAGAGGAGGCATAGTGTTCGTGGCCGCAGCCGCACTTGCCGTTCTCGACCTCGAAGGCACGTCGGATGGCGAACTCTGACGCCGAAACATCGCCGTTCCAGACAACGGCCGGGACATGGGCGCAGCAGACAGAGCACGAGACGGCATCGACTGGGTTTTCCAGATCATAGCCGTTCTCATCCTTCACCGTGTCGTTCCCTTCGATCATCGGGAAGTGCGTCGCGTCGGTCTGAAAGATCAGATGGAGCGCCTCGCCGCAGAAGGGGCAGGGGCGTTTGATGCGGGGATCGGTCACCTTAGGCCTCCTCAGTCGCAGGCCGCGCGCGGCCTAGCATCGCGTCGATAAATTCGACGCATTGGGCGTGGGTCTCGAACTTGATTTCGGCCATGAATGCGCCGGCGTTTGGACCCGTGATTTCCATGCCGGCTCTCCAACTCACGCCGTCTGGTCGAGTCCAGGGATGGGATCGAGTGGCATCAGTCACAGCGTCACCACATGAGAAGCGCCGATTGCTGCCAGGGCAGCCAACAGCAGGATGAAGGGCGGGGGAGGGCGGAAATAGCGCGTCACGGGCTCGGTCCTTCGGAAAGGCGCCGCCGACCGCGATGGCCGGCGGCTGGGTAGCGGCTATTCAGCGGCGAGGAGTTCGGCTTCGGCCGCGACTTCGGCTTCGATCCGGATCGGCTGGAGTTCGACGCCGGCCAGACGGCAGGCCGACCGATAGAGGCTCAGCAGCCCGCGTTCGTCGTCGTCGCCGGCATTGTCGATCGCGGCGACCATCTTCGGCTCGGCCGGGTCGAGCGGCCAGCTGGTCTTGCCGTCGATACGGTGGTCGGTCACGTTGGTAACCCAGCTGTAGATCTGGATTTGGCGAGCCAACGCGGCGACGTCCGGCGCGGGCATGTTCAGCAGCTCATGGTAGGTCCGGAACAGGGTGGAACTCGCCTCGTCCCACGCTGCGGTGAGTTGGTCGTAGGCGGGATCGCCATCGCCGGAGGTCGGGTTCTGATCCTCGAAGTGGCGCACGGTCGTGCTGGCGCCGCGAAGCCCGTCCTCGGCGGCGCGCGCGGCGGCGTCCAACTGCTCCCATGCGCCCTTCTCGTCTTGCGCTGCCTTAGCGCTGACCCAGGCCGCACGGATCTCATCACGACCGTTGAGCGCCCTGGGGCGCGTGCCGTCGAGGTAGGAGATCACCTCCAGCAGGTTCTCGGTCGGCAGGCCAGCCAGCTTGTTGTCGAGGTCGGTGTCGCCGAAGATCGGCGCCATGAGCTCGGCGTAGGCGCGGACGATGCGGGCCCGGTCGGCCATGGTCGGCGCCGGCAAGTCGAAGAGGCGCTCGGCAGTGGCGGAGAACCGGTTCAGGTGGCTCCACCAGACGGCCTCCAGCTCGTTCTGGTGCGCCAGCAAGCCCTCCTCGCCTTTGCCCTTGGTCGCGACCCACGCCTCGTTGGCCTCATGGAAGGCGTCCTGGGCCGGACCGATGTCCTTGGCGATCTCCTTGGCTTCAGCAACGATTGCGACGCCTTCGGCGTCAAAGGACGGGGGCATATTGGGGCCGCGGGCTGGTGCCGGGCTCGCGCCGCTAATCCCCTTCAGGCTGGCGTGCATGTGCTCGCCGATCATGATGGCGTCCTCCATGCTGAGCTTGCCGATCAGGGTCTCGGCGTTCGTGCGCCACGCGAAGTGCTTGACCAAGAGCGAGCCCCAGGCTTCGACCTGTTTCAGAAGCTCCTTCGGCGTCGCCGGGCGATGATCTAGGATCGTGTCGACGATCGCGCGATAGACGTCGCAGTGGTTGTCCATCTCGTCCCAGGCCAGGGTTTCGGCCCTCTTGAGGGCCGGATCGTCCTTGCCTTCGCCCATGGTCGCCACGTCCGCGGCGCCGTGGCGCGCAACGGCCGGCTTCACGAACTTGACGTCGTAGTCCTCGGCCGCCGCGACGATGGCGGCAAGGTCTCCCGGCAGGTTCAGCGGCGCGGGCTCAGCGACCGGCGCATGGGGGACCAAAGCCCAGTGTGCGTCACGGCGATCCACCTTCGTGCCGTGCATCGAGTGAGTGGATTCGCGCAGTACCCGGCCGATATCCGCCAGCACGTTCTCGACGTCGCTCTCGTCCGGACAGCCGGCCTCGCGGATAAATTCGACCAGTGCGGCAACCTTCGCGACGGTATCGTCGGCCGTCCTGCATGGCGAAGTTAGGATTTCATGCTCGACAGCGAACGCGGCCTCGTTGGCCTGCGTCACCTCATCGTCGGGTGCGTCGTCGCCTTCAGCGCGGAGATTGATCTCGTCCATCATGGTGTTCCGCTTGGCCAGCAGGGCGGCCAGCGACGGAGCCTCGGCCGACCCGACCACTTCGTGCCTCAGATCGTTCTGTCTGACGGTCAGTTTTTCCGCCACGGCCGCCGGGGCCTGGGCGATCTTGCCCTCGGCCTTTGCCTTGCGCATCGTGGCGGCGGCTCGCGCCGGGGTTTCGGCGCCTTCAGCGGCCAGATGGGCCGTGGTATCGGTGTGCATGTCCATTTCAGTCTCCCAAGGTTGATCGGACGAGCCAGTGGGCGCGCCGCTGTAGGAGGGGGCGCGTCCACTGGCGTTTTGGAAAGCTTGGCGGAGCTCGACCATCGGGTCAGAGGCCCAGCAGGATTGCCGCCGGCACGCCCGCGCAGATCAGCACGAACAGCAGGCTCGGCAGTTGGCGGAGGACGGCGAGGGTCGCGTTCGCTGGAACGACACCCCCGTTCGGCTCCCTGGTCGCGCGCCCAAAGATGGGCTGGGGAGCAAACCGGCAAATTTGCCGCTGCCTTGTGGGGAAGGAGAGGGCGGGCATCACTGAAGGAGCCCGACGCCGAGCGCTTCGGCCAGCTTGGCGAGCCCTTTCGGCGTCACTCGGACCTGGGTGACCGACTTGTCCGGGCGGTCGTCGCGCTCAATCGTCGTGACCTTATGCTCCAGCAGCCCGGCGTTGATCTTGTCCTGATAGCCGCACCAGGCGCTCGCACCCGGCCGGCGGTAGATCCACTTCCGGGTCGACAGTTCTTTGAAGGCGTCCTTGGGTCGCTTCTGGAGCGCCTTGGCCGCCTCGGTGATGCTGTACGAGCCGTCGGTGCCGGCGATCAGGTCCAGGGCGACGGCTTTCGGCGCCAGTTCCTCGTTGATGGCCTGGACGGCGAGGCGGTGTTCGCGCTCGGTCTGGGCCTCGGTTTCCGCCGCCAGCGCCAACTGGATCAAATCCATCCGCGAAAGCGACGCCGGATTGATCGGTTGGCGAACCTGGCGCTCCAGCTCTTCCCAACGGTCCACGAGCCGCGCCGTGAACTCCGGTGAGAGCTGGGCGACCACGATGTAGCTGTCGCGCTTGCAGAGGCGGTAGACACGCTCGGAGCGTTGACGCCCCATCGCGTCGGTCAGGGGTTCATCCCCCATTGGGGGTTGGACGATCACGCCACGTTCAACGAGGCGATCGATCGACTGCTTGACCTTGTCGTGCCGGCTCTCGACCAAGGCCGAGATCTCGCGCGACGACATGGTGGGCTCGGTGGCCGCGCCGAGGGCGAGCGCGGTCGTGGTGTGATCCTGCTGCTGGTGCATCGGTCTTACTCTGCGGCCAAGAGGAAGGGAGCCGCAGGCGTGTCAGCCGACGGCAGGTCGAAAGCGGGCGCTGCAGGTCGAGCGCGAACTTGCAGGTCATGCAGGCGGTGCAGGCGCTCGCGGCAATTGCGGGAGTAGGTGTCGAAGCGGTCGACGGCCCGGCGCTGGGAACGGGCGACGATTTTGTCGCCCGACTTCAGCGCAGCCTGGAGAACCCGACGCGCGGTGGCGGCCTGGGCCTCGGTCTTAGCCAGCATGTCGGCCACCACGGCGGCGTCGCGCTCGTAGGTAGCCGGGTAGAGGTTGCGCGTCTTCCGCGGCTCTAGGCCCTCAGCCAGGACTCGCTTCGGATTGATCGTGCCGGCCATAAGCGGGCGCTCCATCGGGTGTCGATGGAGTGAAGTTAGATCGGGAAATTTCCCGAGTAAAGGGGGTGGTCGGGAAATTTCCCGAATTTAGCTTTGAATGAAGCCTGCGTGCGGGTCGGTAGGACGAAGGATGCGTATCACCTTCCCGACCAACTTCGGCGACATCCGGTCAAACTCTTCCAGTTTTCGCTTCGTCGTTTCTGGGTCGTCTAGGATCTCGTTGACGTGATCCAGCGCCTTCTGAATCTTCTCGTTCGGACCGCTCGCGCGCTTTGCGACCGCCTCTTTAAAGGCGTCATCCCAGCGTAGTGCGGTTTCGCGCTCGTCTGGATCCTCAAGCTCCATTGCTATCTCGCGATACGATTTGCGCGGCTCTGTCGGCTCATGCTCGCGGAACACGTCCATGGTTAGGTTTTGCGACGGGTCGTTGCGATCAAATTCCAGAAACCATAGCCCCATATCTGGATATCGATAGGTAACGCGTCGCATGGAGCGCTCGACAAAGTTATAAGTCGCGTCCAGAGCTGCTATACGCTTGGTTATGATCACCAAATCGCCATCTGCGATTAGTTCTCGCTCGTCGTCCGTGTATTCCACTACTTGAACAAGGGATCCATAGGGTGCCGATGCTTCCATGGTATTGTCTCTAACGATCTCCCACCAGCACTGCCGACCTGCAAAGGTCTTTGGAATGGTGGCTGCCTCCCAACCGAGAGGGGGTCTGGAAATCTCGGTCGCCTTACGAAGAGCATCGCTCATTAACTCAAAGCGAATTGGCAGCAATACGGCCTTAAGCGGCGGGGCGTTGTTTCCCGTTTCAGCAATTGCCAGGGGTGGTGGCGGTGCCTTACCTTCGGGCCACAAGATATCAGGCTCGTCCTCGCCCAGCAGATATGCCAGGCTGCACTCAAGTGCGAACGCAAGCTTGCTCAGTCGCTCAGCGCTGGGATGTCGAACTTTATTGCGCATAATGTCGCGCACGAAGCTCTCGCCCAAGCCAGCCTTCCGTGCGGCACTGTAGGGATTGAGGTCGAGCGCGCGCATCCGCTCACGGATACGATCGAGCTGCACCCCTCCTTCAACGTCCATTCGGATAACCCTCTAGATGGTGCCAAGGGGTACTCGGGACGACAACGCTTGACAATTCGGGAAAAAGCCCGAACATTCGGGGCATGTCCCAACTTGATCCCCGGCTCAGCGAATTCGTTGAAGGCTGTTACCGTTACGCGCAGGCCGCAGGGCTGGCTACGTCGACGGTTTCAACCTTGCTGTTCAATGACGGCAAGCGCCTCAACGCCTTGGCCTCGGGCGAGAGCGACATAGGGATTGGCCGCCTCGCCCAGGCAGAAGCAAAGCTGACAGGTCTGGCCGCGAAAATCGTTCTATCGGGCGCCGCCTGATGCCCCCTCAATCGTCATTGGCCGGTCCTGGCGCCAGCACCAACCGTCAGCTCGCTCTGGTCCTGGCCGCCCAGCTCTGCTGCGAGGGCAACTGGCGGGACGTCGACCATCGGACAGACGGCGTCGAGCGGATTGCCGACCGGCTTGTGGCCTGGCTTGAGCGCCGAGAGGGCGATCAAGAGCCGCCTCCCGCCGCGCCTGCTGCCCGGATGGCCGCATTGTCCAGCGCCGCCAATAGCTGCGAGGCACCGATCTTCACGCAGCAACAGGAAGCTCGGCTGCGCGAGATCGTCGCCGAGGCGCTGGCTGCTCAAGATGCCAAGGGTTCTGGTCTCGACAGCATTATCAACGCTGTCACGCAGTCGGCTTGCCCCGGTACACCTGTCCAGCCGCATTCCCAAGGATGCGACTGATATGACCTTCGATAATATCGTGAAGGCGTTTCTCGTCTTCGTTCTCGATGACCGGTCGTTTGACCGGCCCGACAAGCCGATCGATGAGGCCAGGGTGCAGCACCTCAAGTTCGGCAACCAGCCGCTGAAGGATGATATCCGAAGCGGCAGCGCGAGCGCCCGTACCCTCACCCGACATCTAAGGCTCTCCGTGGTTTGTTGTGCAGCTTCCACGGGAGAACATCGCCGCTCGCTAGTCAAGCTGGCGGGCGGCGTGGCGCATGTTCTGGGATGCGCCTGATGTCGGCCCTCGAATTGATCCTTGCCATCGGTGTTGCCGTTCAGGCCGTCGGGCTGATGTGCCTCTTCTGGGCGGTCAATCGCCTGCGGGAGGAGATCGTCGTCACCCGGATCATCACGCTGCCTGAGGCGGCGTTCGCCGACGTCGACCCGCCAATGATGTTCGCCAGGAAGACCGTGGTCTCGCCGATGACCGGGGGAGGCGCATAGTGATTGAAACGCAATTCCTCCGTTGTCAGCCTCGAACCTGCGCCAACGTCGATGGGGCGGTTGATCACAGTGGCCGTACTGGGGTCGTAGTCGCCCTCCGGTCGAGGCACGACCAAGAGCGTTTTGGGGGAGATCGCTCTGACGGTCACCTGCAATCGCTCGGCTGCATCGTTGGCTCGGTAGCAAACCTTGATCGCGACCACACCGTCCCGGACGTTGGCCGTGGTGACTGTCAGCCGCTCCAATTCCTGCGTCCGCCGGTCTCGCCAACGATCGAGGCGATTGAAGCCAAGAGTCGTGAAGCCGGCCAGGCCCCCGATCGTGCCTACCCAGCTGCGAACCTGATCCCAGTCTATCGCCATGGCTGGACCATCTCGCGCCATGCGCGCAACGGTCAAGCTGGGCGCGCGCCTCATCAGTCATCGTTTGCCGCTCCTGGCCCTGGCGAAATGTTGGGAGCGCCGATCTCGATGTCGACCTCCTCGGTCTCGATCGGGCCGATGATCCGAAGCGCCGCGGCGATGGCTTCGACCTTGATCTGTGCCCCGGGTTCGGTGGCTTCCGGATCTGCGGCGTCGAGCATGGCTTCGAGCGTCTGCGCGATCGGGACGACGAGGGGCTCGCCGCCCAGGTCGTCCGACCGGTCGAGGTCGAAGTCCATCAGCATCCCGAACAACAGCCGCAAGGCTTCGACCTGCACCGCCATCGCCGGCAAGAATGCTTCGATCTGGTCCAGGCGGACCCGGACGGTCTCACGCGCCACGGCGGCCGACCGACTTCAAGTAGGCAGCCAAGGCCTTCTTGGCCTCGCGCCGCTTCGCCTCGGCCACGGCGTTCCAGGTCGCCGCACTTTGAGGGTTCATCCTGGCCGCTACCCGGCAGGCGCCGGCGGATATCGCGTGGTCGATGGCATCGAGCAGCTTCGCGTCGGCTCCCGAAATGACGAACGGCCGGGCATGCCCGCCCAGCCGTTCCACTTCTTCGTCCCAATACTGCTCGGACCGGCAAGTCCGATCGTCTTTCATGAACCCTCCCAACCCTGCTTCGGCGGGGACCATCCCTGGCCGACGAGACAGTCATGCCAGCGATGAGGGATGCGTTCGTGGGAGTTCTCCCCCAAGCCAGAAATTTCGATGACGGGTGCTTCGCCAAGGAGGTCGCAGAGCGCCTCCGCGCCCGTCATCCGGTCCACACCGCCAAGAACGTGGCGCGGGACCTGAACTGCACGCCGAAGACCGCCGAGAACATCTTGGCGGGCCATCTCAGCGGGAGGTCGATCGCTCGCCTGTCCATGGTCTACGGCCTCGGATTCCTGATCGACGTGGGCGCCGCGGTTACCGGCACGACGCTCCGAGATTTCATCGTCGCCCAGGCGGACGATGCGCGCCGGGAACAACTCAAAGCCCAGGAGCGAGAGCGTGAATTCACAGAGCTGGAAGAAGGTCTTGCTGCTGGCGCTCCTGGGCGCCCAGGCCCGCATCGGGAGCCTTCTCAGCCGGGCCGCTGATCCTGTCGCGAACTATGGCCGAGCGCTGCGCATCCGCGCCGAGCGCCGCATGAAGGAGCTGGAGCGGTGAGCGACAACGTCATTGCCTTCCCGTCGCGGCCCGCTACCGGCGCGGAAGATCCAATCATGGCCGCGTATTTCCGGCGCTGGGCCAAAACCAAGGACGCGATCAAGGCGCTCGTGTTCGCGCTTGCTTATGAGCACGACTATGGCGCCGGAGACTTCGACAGCCCGTTCCTGGAGGTGGCAACGCTCGCCATCGATCTGGCCGCGGAGATGGCCGGGCCGGAGCAGGCCGCCAGGATCGCCGAGATCGGCGCCAAGCGCGTCCGGAGGATGATGGTCGAGGGGCCGGATGCCATATGACCGCGCCTCTCACGCCCGCAGATTGCGACTTGCGCGATTTCCCTCGGATGTCGATCGACGTCCCGCGTCTGTTCGCGTCCAGCTTCAACGCCACCGCGTCGCGCAACCCGATCGCGTGGATGATCGGTCACAAACTCTGGTACCGGGCGTGGCATCAAGTGCCGGCGGCCTCGCTGCCTGACGATGACGATGAGCTTTGCCACCTGGCCGAACTCGGCTTCGACGTGAAGACTTTCCGCAAAGCCAAGGCCGTCGCGATGCGCGGCTGGATCAAGGCTGAGGACGGCCGGCTCTACCACCCGGTCATTGCCGAGGCGGCGCTGATCTCGTGGCTGGAGAAGCTGCTGCAGCGCGCTAAGAGCGGCCTCGGAAACGCCAAGCGCTGGAAGGTCGCCTTCGACGGAGCTGCGCTAGAGCAGCAGATCCGAGACGCAGCGGCCATGCTATCGGCGCGCAACCCGCTCGCTCCTGTCCTGACCAAGGACACCGTGGTGAAGTGCCTTGCTGGCATCCCACTGGCATCAGCGCCAACATCCCAGAGCGATCCCAGTGGGACGCCTAACGATCCCACTGGGATTCCTACAGGGACAGAAAAAGCCGGGAATTCCGATCCCTCATCAATCCCAAGGGAAAGGGAAAGGGAAAGGGAACTAGAAGAAGAAGGTTCTCCACTACGTTCCGAACCTGAAACGCGCGCGCCTGAGCCGATCGTCACGCCGACGCTGGGCCTCGACGGGGCAGGGCGATTTCTCGTGCCGACCAGCCAGCCCAGCGCCCCGAAGCGCCGGAAGTCCCGATCCGACCCGACCGACGCTGAGCGAGCGGAGTTCGACGCCTGGTGGCGCTGCTACGGCAACCGCGTCGGAAGGCCGGTGGCGCTGGACGCCTTCGTCGCGGTGCGCCGTGGTGCCGACTCGCCATCGATCGAAGTCCTCTGCGAGGCGGCGGATGCCTACTTCGCATGGCTTGCGACCGAGCAGCAGCGCGGCCGGGATATCAGCCCCTGCAACCCGTCGACCTGGCTCAACCAGCGTCGCTGGGAAGATCAGCGCTGGGCGACCCAGACCCCAATCAACCAACCCCGCGGCCAGTGGTCGTCCATGGACGACGCCATCGGCAGCATGAGCTTCGAGGAGTGACCATGACCCAAGTCGCCAGCACTTCCGGGCGTGAACAGGCCATGACGGCCCCGATCGCGGCCAATCAGACCGAGAGCCAGAAAAGAGCCCACCAGATCGCCGAGATCGATCGGCTTTGCGTCGCGCCGGTTCGGCAGGCGAGGGCGGCCTGGTTCAAGGACACCGAGGGGTTCCGGGAAGCGATCCGAGCGCGGGACAGCACTCGCAATTTCGTCGCGGAGAAGTTCGTCGCCGAGGTTCCAGAGGAGCGGCGTCGAGATCAGCGCGAGTACTGGCAGAAGTCCCTCGCCAAGATCATGCCGCGCCGCGACGCCGAAGCCGTGGTCCGCACGATGCAGGCCGCTTGGAGTGGCGATCCCAGCCGCAATCGCAGCGGCATCATCATCGGCCGCATGATCGACAGCTTCCCGAATGCACGGCCGCACAGCCCGACGACTTATCGCGAGAACCTAGTGCACCTTTGCGAGGTCGACGGCTATTCCGCCGCCGTTGTCGCCCTGGCCTGCGATCGGATCATGCGCGACCCGGCACACGAATTTCTGCCGGCGCCGGCGGCCTTTATCGCGGCGTGCAAACAGGAGTTCGACGACCTGCAGAGCACGCACCGCCACGCTTACATGACCCTCGAAGGGCGCACTTGTTTGGAGACCGCGCTGGCGGAACTTGATGCAGCCGAGGCGGGCGTTGCGCCGGCGCTGCCAATGCCGCTGGGCGAGGACCTGAAGCCGCCCCCCGCGCGTCAGCGCTCGGCATTCGTCTGATGGTAGGTCGTCGCCGTCCCGGAAAGCGCGAGCGCGCTCTGGCCGCCACCAGCGTGCCCCCGGCCGCCAGCACCATCGACCCACGCCAGGTCAGTGCTGTGAAGGTCTACGTGCGTGACTTCGAGATCCTGCAGCTCGACGGCAGGCCGATGCACCGCCTAACCGCCCAGGACAGCCTGAAGGCCGCCCGCGCCGCGCTGGCGCCGACCGAGGTCGCCATCCTGGATCTCGTAGCCCGGGGCCGCTCGATCGCCGACATCGCCACGGCGGCCGGCCGGACCAAGGCTTCCATGGAAGATCTCCTCCTCACCGCCAGCACCAAGCTGGCTGACCACTACGAAGCCCGGCCGGGCGACACCTGAACCACGACGTCGGGGAACATGATGACCAAGCGCACCCATAAGAACGGCCGCCCCCGCAAGACCGGCGACCGCTACCCCTCTGGCAAGCTTAAACCCGCAAAGCCCAATGCTAGGATCATCGCCATGCGCCGGGCGCTCCTGGGCGCCAAGGAAGGCGACACCGTCGACCTGTCCAAGACCGAGCACCCTCTCGACCTAGCCCTGGCGCGCGGCTGGCTGACCCAAGAGCGTTACGACGCCGCCCAACTCTTCGTGCGGCTCTATCGCGGGATCCGCTTCCCGGTGATGTCCGTGTCTCGCGATCCGGCTGACCTTGGCGTTCTGTCCAAGGAAGACCGCGCGCTGATCGGAGAGAAGCTAAACTGGGCCAATATGCCGTCGGCCGACGTGAACCGTCTGTTCGACGCTGTGGTGATGTCGGCGCGTCCGTCGTCGCCGGCGCCAACAACGAGCCCGCTGCCCCAGGTCCCCGGCCTGCTTCGCGAGATCTGGGCCGCGCTTAAGCCGGAGCAGGCGAGGGAGCTGTTCTCGGTCGCGGTGCTTGGACATTGGCCGGCGTGGTTGGTGCAGCGGGCGAGGGGAGAAGTGCTGGAGGCGACGCCGTACCGTCGTCGACGAAAGCTGCTCGAGGCCGGCTTGGATGCCGTTGCCGCCCATCGGAAGGCTGCCAGGCGCCAATCAACTGCGCCGGTGATCATTGAAAGCGCAGCGTGACCGGCGAGGTCCAGAACCGGCGATCGGACAGTCGACCGCTTTCGGACCCGGTGCGGACTTTGCTCGCGCCTGCTTGAGGATCTATCGGTTTTGGCGTGGCTGACCGGCGGCGCAGTGTCAACTCGGCTTCAGCGCTCGCTCCTCGGGCTACACGCCTTCCCGCTACAAGGCCGCGGCTTTGGCGCTGGCGGCTCAATGCGAACCGGAGGGCCAGGGGAAGGCCTGTGACGCTCCGCTTCGAGGTCATCGTACTTGCGCTGGAGGCCATTATACATCGTGTCGCGCAGGGCCTTGGAATCCGCATCAAGGCCCGTCACCTCGACGATGACCATTCTCTTTGGATCCCAATCTAGCGGCTTGTCATCCAGCGATTTCACGGGTGTTGCTTTAGTTTGGCCAGCGCCTTCGTGGGAGATCAGTAGATACCCCTTCTCTTTTATCGAGAGCTTGCTTCGGTAGAGTTCTTGTTGCGCATAGGCGTTTTTGGCCAGTTCGGCGCCGATAAAAAAGTTACCTATCCTCAAGAGAGTATCGATGCCTCCAATGATCTTGGCAGACACGTGCTCTGAAGGCGCGCCTATACCCATCCCTTCACGCTGGAGCGGGGTGAGCGCTTGACGCAGGTTTTCGTAGGCAATGCCCAGTTGCTCGTTAACGTCGTCTGTAGAGGCCGAAACGCGCGCCGGTGCCCGACCAGACTTGGGTTTCGGCCTAGGAGGTGTTGTTGGGTTGGATTCCCCAATGGCGTTCCTGTGAGGTTCAGTCCTCTTCGGCTCGGTTCGGCGAGGACTGTCATTGACCTCCTTGCCCCGATAGCCAGGACCAGGAACTTTATGCTCGCCCAACTGGGCATGCGAATTCAAGGCAATGGCCGCGTTGATCACGAGCGCGGTCGCGAGGGCCCTCGAGCAATTCATTAATTACCCCCATGTCGAACGGACGCTCCAACTTAGTGAGGCTCGGGTCAACCTAGTGGGGGGCTTCAGATTGAACTCGGCGGGTGCAGGCCCTCCGCATCTGGCGAGGTGGCGGCTTTGCCAGGCCCGGAACAAGCGCCCGGCCGCAACGAGCCTGGAGCCTGATCGGACCGCGCGGCCGGCGCGGTGGGCTTGGTCGATCGGATGGTGTTCGTCGACCAGGGCGGCGGCCAGCTTCTTGAGGTCGAGCGGGTGCGGGAGGGGGCGCTGGGCCGGGCTGGATGGGCGGAATCAAAAGCCCCACCGGTTAGGGTGGGTGCGTCACCCGTCGAACAACGGTGTGGGCTTTGGGCGCGGCTTCCTCCGTAACTGAGACCCTCGGCGAGATCTCCGCCCAACGATTGGCTTGTAGGCCCGGACCTGCGCCGTTGTCCTAAAGGTCGCCGGCAGCGCGAACTGAACGCCCGGCTCGGAGGCTTCGGCGAGCTCGATGATCCGGTCTAGCCAACGAAGCACATATGCTGCTTGCCCAGCGCGCCTCAGTGGACGCCAATAGCGGACGGAGGGCGTGTAGAACACCGTGACGCCTGCCGCTTCGGCCACGGCTCGCTCAGCATCGACGAAGCCGTCAGCAGAGATCGCTATTCGGCGATCTTTCTTGCCGCCCCGGGCACCAAAGTCTTGAAGCCAGTGTACGTCTGCGGCACCCAGGGAGCCATCGGCGGCTGGCCACTCCACTACCAGGTCTCGTCGAGACTTCATCAGCTCGACACAGCGGCCGATTTTTGGGGCCATATTCTCGTCAAACCTGACGAAAATCACGCGGCGCGGTTCTCAAACTGCTGAGCTTGGCGGACAGCTTCGGAGGAGACTTCAAACCAATCCGCGGCCTCTTCCATGCCCTCGTCCTCGGCGCTATCCGCAAGGGCTGACGTCGTGACCACTCGGCCATTCTCGATGATCACTGGCCTCCCAAACGCATGTCGCGGATCAACGCGAACAAGAGGCAGGTTCTTCGGGTCAGGCATGAAATAGCGTGCAGCGCCGTTGTCCCACACGACCTGGCCGCGCAGAGCCGGCGCCATCAGGGTCGGTTCGGCATACACCTGATTGACCACGTTCACATACGCGTCGCCTACCACCTCAAGGATGCGGAATTTGTCAGTGACAAACTGCTGATCCTTCGCCAGCGGGTGGCGCTCTCCGGTGACAGCTCGAAACTCGCGCATGATCTCGCGCAAGCGCTGTAGAGGCAACTCCTCAGCAAAATAGGCAATAGCACGGGCCTCGACGAACGCGTCGAAGGACATCAACAGTCGCCCGTTAAGCGGCTCGTAGTCTGGAACGATGACTGGGTTTGCGCCGTGTAGCCAGGAGCGCAGTGTGGAGATCGGCACGTTGATCAGGCGCGCGACCTCGACGGGCGAAAATCCGCCCGCGCTCGCGATGTCTGACCAGTTCAACGGTGCGTTCATAGGCTCCAAGCTCTAGCGAAGGCACTATGGCTCACGCTCGCACAACGCACAAATCACGTCTTCGCCCTTCAGCCTCTAGGAAGGAGAGGGGGATCACCCATTCTGGGATAAGGGGCTCAGCTCAGTATCCGGGAAGGAGAGGGCGGCTAGGTGACGCCTGATGAAGCCTGTCACGCTGCACTTGGAAACGCCTTAAGGTGTTGCGCTCGCCGCCAGCCTGGATAGGTTGTCGTCAGAGGGCGTATCGATGAATAGCGATGAGCTGCAGGCGAGGGCCGCAGAACTTGAAATTGCTGACAAGCGGCGCATCGTTGCTCTTGATCTTTTGAAGACGTGGACCTTCGCGCTGACCACGACCGCGTTCCTGGCTCCGCTTGTGAGGCATGAACATGCGACGCTTGTTGGTGACGCCATCATAGTTATTTGCCTGTCGATCCAAGGCCTTCTGGTCTGGTTCGCCAAATGGGTGAGATAGCGTGTCGTTAGGCTCAATATACGCATGGATGTACATCATCTTAGCCGTCGCCGGCGGATGGTTTGCTTATGCGCAGGTCAGATATTTGGCTGCGCAGCGGGCTTATGACCGGCTACTCGCTCACTCGGTCGTTGAAGTAGAGCAAGCTCGCAAGAGCGATGAGGAGGCCGCCAGCAAAAGGATCGAGGGAAGCGATGCTCAAACAAAAGCACCAGTTGAACCTGTTGCCGCGAAAAGGCCGCTGAGTAGGCGGGAATTCAAACCACAGTTCGAACACGAAGAGGATGAAGGAGAGCAGGGGTGGACGTCGTGGGTGCCATACGGCGGCAACCCAACCGGATCTGGCGGCGGAAGGACCTTTGGCGAGCAGCTTGGGCAAGGGCAGGACGTCGTCCTGACGTTTGGCGGTCCCGCTGTTGCTAGCGTTGAGGGATTGTCACGCCTGTCCACAAGGGAAATGGAGTGCCTTCGACTCGTCGATCGCCACATGAGCTCCAAGGAGATCGCCCGCGAGCTCGGCCTCTCCAAGCACACTGTCGACTGGCATCTCGACAAGGCCCGCCGGCGCCTCGGTGCTGTCGACCGGTACGAGGCAGCACGCCGGGTCTTCGACTCCGGCCTAGGCCATGCGTCAGCGCAAGAACCTTCCGCGGATACGGGCTGGGGCGTTAACAGGGTCGGGCCTCCTATTAGCCATGCGCAGGCAGCCTTCGTTCAAGCCGAGCGACCTGGTGATGCGCGAGATCCTCTTCATAGCCAGCATGGCGATGGACGTGACGTTCACTTCGAGGCGTTGTTCGGATCGAACAAGCTAGGCCTAGGCTTTCGATTGGCGTTCATCGCAGCTGTCATGGTCCTAACGGCTTTTGCCATGGGCGTGCTTCTCGCCGGGGTCCATGTACTATCGTCTGTCTTGCCCAAGCATGGGTGATCGCCTCGCTAAGTTGACAGGCCTAGCGAATAGGGCGAAAACTACTGAAAGTTCAAACAGCGCAGTTGCGCCACCAGCCCCGACCGATTGGCCGGGGCTTTTTCGTGCCCGCCGCCTGTCACCGATCCAAGAGCGCAACCCTACGGGGCGCCACGGGCGGAGAGGCAATCCAGTCTCCGTGAGGGCCGCCCAGCGGCTTCTGGGGTGCGAGGCCCTGGCCTCGCTCCACCATCTGCGGCAGCGGCCATAGGCCTGACCACGGGACGTGGGGTCAGGGGCCGCCCCGTCGAGTCCTCCCCGTGTCGGGCGTATGTCCGACGGCTTCGGCAGCGGTGGCAGGAGGGCGGGGATCAACGGCACGGTAGGGACGGTCCCATTCCGGCCGCTGTCGCAGACCCCCTTCGCGCTGCCCGCCAGCAGCTACAGCAGCACCCTTGATCAGAGGGCGGGGCCTGGCGCGAAGCCCACATCCAGGAGAACCCCCATGGCCGACACCTTCGCTAAGGTCACTTCGAACGACCCCGCCATCATCACCGCCGCCGTCTATGCCGTCCTCGGAGCCGTTGGCAGCGCCACCGCCTCCTATATCCAGGCCGATGGCGTGATCAGCGTGGAGATCAGCAGGACGGCCCAGGCCCCCGCCCAAGCCGCGCCGGTCGCCGAGGTCGCGCCCGAGGCCGCCCCGGAAGCCTATCCCCAGGCCTGAACCATGGCCGCCAAGATCATTGCCGGAGCCGTGATCGCGGCGTTCCTCATGGCCATGATCGCCGGGCTCATCGGCGCGGCTCAATCCAGCGATTCTACCTCTAAGGCCCTCGGGCCGTTCTAGCCAGACCGATCCGCCCATTTACAGAGGCCATCCGTGACCAACCTCAGTGCGGCCGATGTGGCGCGCCTGCTCCGCTACGAGCCCGAGACGGGTAAGCTGTACTGGCTCCCGCGCCCGACTGAGATGTTCAAGAGCGAGGGCGATGCCAAGCGCTGGCATTCGAACTTCTGCGGCAAGGAAGCGCTCACCGCCGTCAATAGCGAAGGCTATCGGACCGGAATGGTTTGGTGTCAGCATGTCAGCGCCCATCGCGTCGCCTGGGCAATCATCCATAGCGCTTGGCCGAACCACCAGGTGGACCACATCAACGGCGACAAGCTGGATAACCGACCTGGAAATCTCCGGGAGGTCACGATCGCGCTCAATCAGCGCAATGCGAAGATGCAGAGCAACAACACGACGGGCATCACCGGTGTCTACTGGTGGCCCGCTCGTCGAAAATGGCGTGCCGAGCTTAAGGCCGATGGGCGAAAGCGCCACCTTGGCCTTTTCGACACGAAGGAGGCCGCCGCTGCGGCCCGCGCTGCCGCCAACGAGAAGTTCGGCTTCACCGCCCGACATGGGCAATCCAACGCCGCGTAGCCGCCGAAGGCTGGCGCGGATACGGAGAAAGCGAGGTCACGACATGCGACCTCATCCACCGGCTGAGATGCTGGACCCTACGGGGCCGGCCTTTCTGCCTTCCCCCGAACTGGCCGAATGGGTCCGCGATACCTTCCTCGACGGTGGCTCGCCGCTGTTCAACGAGGAGCACGCACACCTCTCCGACGCTGAGATCGGCTTCCTCTGGACCAGCGTTCCGAACGCCCGAGGCGGCCTGGCCGTCATCGGCCAATGCGAGCTGATGCCGCCAGCCGTCATGGGCAAGTGGGCCAGGGCCCGCGCCATCCAACAGATCACCGATTGGTTCGGCGACATGCCAGACTTCATCATCACTCTGTCGGCGCCGTACTGCGCCCAGGCTTCGGACCTCGAGTTCATGGCCCTGGTCGAGCATGAGCTGTCCCACGCCGGCCAGGAGCGCGACGAGTTCGGCGGCCTGAAGTTCACGCGTGAAGGGCGGCCCAAGTTCGGCCTGCGCGCTCACGACGTCCAAGAATTCGTTGGTGTCGTCCGTCGCTATGGCGCTGTCGGCTGCAACGTCCAAGCCATGATCGACGCCGCCAAGGAAGGCCCGACGATCGGGCAAGCCAGCATCGCCGCCGCCTGTGGATCGTGCGCTGTTCGGCTGGCCGCGTAGCCTGAGGAGGGCCTGATGGCTGGTAAGGGAGAGCCCAAGCTTAATGACGCCGCCCGCGCGTTCGTAGTGACGGCCCTGGCGTGCTTCGACGCGCCGTCCGTGGTCGCAGAGGCTGTCAGGAAGGAATTCGGGTTCGTCATCACCCCTCAGAGCATCGAGGGCTATGATCCCACCAAGAGGGCAGGGGCTAAGCTCTCGGCGAAGTGGGTGGCGCTGTTCAACGAGGCTCGGAAGGCCTTCACGGAAGAGACCGCCACCATCGGGATCTCTCACAAGGCGACGCGCCTGCGGATGCTCCAGCGGATGGCCGAGCGATCCGAGAGGCAAGGCAACATCGCCCTGGCCGCGAACCTGCTCGAGCAGGCGGCCAAGGAGATGGGCAACGCCTACACCAACACGCGGATCCTTCAGGGCGCGGTGGCGGTGACGACGCCGAAGACCCTGGACGACTTCTATGGCGGAAATAGCGGGTCGTGATCCGCTAAGGGCGACGCTAAACCCGGCTCTGCGGAGCTTTTGGCGTATCCCGGCGCGCAACCGGGTCCTTCTTGGCGGGCGATCATCTTCCAAGTCGTGGGACGCCGCGGGCTTCGCGATCTTCCTGGCCTCAAACTACAAGGTGCGGTTCCTCTGCACCCGACAGTTTCAGAACAAGATCGAAGAGAGCGTCTACACGCTCCTCAAGGTGCAGATCGAACGCTTTGGCCTCCGCGCCGAATTCGACATCACCAACAACAAGATCACTCACAAGACCACGGGCTCGGAGTTCATCTTCTACGGCCTTTGGCGCCACATCGACGAGATCAAGTCTCTCGAAGGAATCGACATCTGCTGGATCGAGGAGGCGCACAACCTCACCGAGGCCCAATGGGAAATCCTGGAACCGACCGTCCGCAAGGAAGGCTCCCAGTTCTGGATCATCTTCAACCCGCGCCTCGCCAGCGACTTCGTCTACAAGAAGTTCGTCACCGGCACGCCCAACACTGTCATCGACGGCGCCGTGAAGGGCGTGGTCGGCGACACGATCAAGCGCCTGATCAACTACGTCGAGAACCCCTTCCTTTCGAACACCATCCGCAAGGTGATCGCGAAGAAGGAAGCCGAGGATCCCGAAGAGTTCCGCCACATCTACTTGGGTGAGCCGCGTGACGACGACGACCGAGCCGTCATCAAGCGCTCCTGGGTTCTGGCAGCAATCGGCGCGAAGAAGCACCTCATGGACGAGGGGCGGCTTTCGCTTATCCAGGCGCGCGGCAAGCGCCAGATTGGCTTTGACGTCGGTGATACTGGCGACCCGTGCGCGGTTGTTGAGCGCCATGGGATCGAAGCCGTCGATTTGGTCGAGTGGAAGGCGAGGGAAGACGAGCTGCTCAAGTCCGTAGCTCGCGTTCATGCCATGGCCCGCATGGCCGACGCTGAAGTGATGTACGACTCGATCGGGGTTGGCGCGTTCGCCGGCGGCCACTTCAACGACCTGAACGGCCTCACCGAGGCAGACGTTCAGCACCACAAGTTCAACGCCGGCGGCGGCGTGCTCGACCCCGACAAGATGGTCGACCCGTCCAACCCCGGAAGTCCGATCAACGGCGACTATTATTCGAACCTGAAGGCTCAGGTCTGGTGGGAGGTCGCCGGCATGTTCCGGGCCACCTTCAACGCCGTTCGCAACGGCATGGCCTTTGATCCCTCGCAGATCATTTCGCTTAGCCCAGAGCTACCGCACCTAGACGCCCTGATCGACGAGCTTTGCACGCCGCTGCGGGACTTCGATGCCAAGGGCAAGGTCAAGGTCGAGAGTAAGAAGGATCTCGCCAAGCGGGACGTCTCCTCTCCGAACAAGGCGGACGCCTTCATCATGGCGTTCGCCCGCCGCGAGGTCGGGGCCCAGGCCGCCATGCTTCTCAGCAAGCGCCACCGATAGGAGGTCGACATGTCGATGCTCGACTTCATGACCAACGCGGTGACGCGACGCCTGGCCACGATGTTCCCCGGGTTCTTCGATGGGGCCAAGCACAACCACTATGCCGACTTCGGCTACCCGACCGCCGTCACCTTCGATCTCCTCTACAGCGCCTATTGCCGCAACAGCCTGGCCAAGGCCGCCGTCAACAAGACCGTTCAGAAGACGTGGGAGACTAACCCGCTCCTTCAGGAATTCGCCCGCGACGGCAGCAAGACGGGCAAGGCGGAGACGCGGCGCGAGGCGCTGATCCGCCAGAAGTTCGATGACCTGCGCCTCTGGCAGCGCCTGGCCGAAGCCGACCGCCGCGCCCTGGTCGGCCGCTACGCCGGTGTGATCCTCCGCATCGCCGACAGCAAGCGCTTCGACGAGCCGGTCGACTCCGTTGCGGGCGGCCTCGACGCCCTTGTCGAGTTGATCCCCGCCTGGGAAGGCCAACTCACCGTCAATCAGTGGGACACCGATCCCAATTCCCTGACCTTCGGCCAGCCGTTGATGTACAGCTTCGCGGAATCCGCCGTGCCCGGCGCGGCCCAGCCCCGCAATCTTGTCGTCCATCCCGATCGCGTGGTCATCTGGTCCGAAGACGGCACGCTGAACGGCCGCTCCCCCTTGGAGGCTTGCTACAACGACCTGATGGACGCCGAGAAGGTGCGCGGCGGTGGCGCCGAGGGCTTCTGGAAGAACGCCAAGTCCGCGCCGATCCTGGAGGTCGACAAGGAGGCCAAGCTCCTTGAGATGGCCAAGCTCATGGGCGTGAAGCCCGAAGAGCTCATGGACAAGATGAACGACCAGGTCGAGGGCTGGCAGCAGGGCTTCGACAAGCTCCTGATGATTCAGGGGATGACCGCCAAGTCGCTGGCCGTGACGCTCCCGGCTGCGCCGGAACAGTTTTTCAGCCTCCCGGTCCAGGGCATCGCAGCCAACTTCTCCATGCCCATGAAGATCCTGGTCGGATCGCAATCAGGGGAGCGGGCCAGCACCGAAGACGCCGGCGAATGGGCCCGGACCAACATGTCCCGCCGGACCAATACGGCCATTCCCAACACGATGACGCTTGTCCGCCGCCTGGAGCGCTTCGGCATCATCCCGGAACGAGACTGGCATCTGGACTGGCAGGATCTTACGGCGGCCACGGCCGAACAGAAAATGGCCCGCGTCGTCCAGATGGCCACGGCCAACAAGACCCAGGCCGACGCCAGCAGCGAGCGCATCTTCACCGTCACCGACATGCGCGGCGCGGTGGACATGGAGCCGCTGAGCGACGCCGACGCCAAGATTGAGAAGCCTGTCGCCACCGACCCAGGCCAGGCCGACCCCACCAACACCGATCCGGCCAAGCCCAACGATCCGACGGCCAAGCCGCCGGCCATGGCGGCCTAGCCTAGGAGCAACCCATGAAGCACGTTCTTGTGCACGTCCGCTGCAACGCAGCGGGCGCGATCCGCCGCGAGAAGCTGAACGGCCGGGACGTGGTCATCGTCCCGAGCGCCACCATGCCTGACGACGTGGTGATGAACGGGATCAAGTACCCGGCGGACGAGATCGCCAAGAGCTTCAAGACCCTGGAGCGCACCCCCGCGCCGCTAGGCCATCCCAACGTCAACGGCCGGTTCATCTCCGCCACCGATCCGGAAGGCCTGAACCAAAGCTTCATCGGCGCCTACAACACCAACGTCCGGCGCGAAAACGGTCGCGTGTTCCTCGACAAGGTCATCGACGTGGCCCGCGCCCAAGAGAGCGCGGGCGGCCGGGCGGTGCTCGGCGCGATCGACAAGGGCGAGCCGGTCCACACCTCGACGGGGGTGTTCGCCAACCTCGAGGCGGCGCCGGCCGGCAATGCCTATCGGTTCGTCGCCCGCGACCTGAACTTCGATCACGACGCCATCCTGCTCCATGAGCCGGGCGCCGCCACTCCCGACCAAGGCGTCGGAATGATGGTCAACGCCCAAGGCCAGACCGAGGACGTCGAGGTCATCAATTCCGTGCTCGCCGAGGGCGAGCGCGACCTGGAACTGGCGGTGCTCGCCGTCGCCAGTGCTCTGGAGAAGCGTGAGCGCACGCCTCTTTCCGAGCGCTTCAAAGCCGCTGCCAAGGCCCTTCTGGGCGCCGAGCGGGAAACCCCTGTGACTGAAAAGGAAGACGAGATGACCGTCTCGAAAGAGCAGGTCGACGCGCTTTCCGCGGAGGTTAAGACCCTCTCGGACAGCGTCGGCAAGATCCCCGAAAACATCACCAAGGCGCTGGGCGACGTGCTGGCCAACGCCCTGAAGCCCCTGACCGACCAGCTCGCCGCGAACGCGGCCGAGCAAAAGGCCAAGGACGAGGCCGAGCGCAAGGAACTGACGGACAAGGTCCTGAAGGCCAACGTCCTCGACGAGGCCGCCGCGGCGCTGGTGCCTCTGCCGGCTCTGCGCACCCTGGCCGCCAACATCAAGTCGGGCGTCGCCGCCCCGCTCGGCGGCGGCTTCCAGGCCAACAGCGACGAAGCCGGCGCCTTCCAGCTGCCGAAGGGGGAATAACCCATGGGCCGCTACAACAAGATCTTCGCCGGTCCGCCCTGCGAGCTCGACGTTCAAGTCGAGGAGGCGCCGTGCAACGTCGCCCTGACGCCCGGCTCGATCATCCTGCTCGGCTCGGGCAAGTGGATCGCCCACAACACGGCCGGCGGCCGGGGCCGCATCCGCGTCCTCCAGGATAACTATCTGGCCTGTGAAGGTGTCGACGTCCAAGTCGCCGCCAACGACACCGGCATCGGCCTGATCCCTCATGGCGACCTGCTCTTCTATGTGCTGGTCGCCACCGGCAACAACCTGGCCAAGGGCGACCCCCTGGTTTCGAACGGCGCCGGCGTCCTCACCAAGGGCGCGACCTCGGGCCACCAGATCCTCTTCTGGGCCGAGGAGACCTACAACAACACCACCGGCTCCAGCCAACTCGTCCTGGCCCGTCCGGCCACGGGCACCGTGCCGTAAGGAGGGCCGGACATGCGCTATTTCGACTCCCAACTCGTCGCCAACTCGCGCCAGCACGCGCAATGGTGGCGTGAACTGAGCGCGCATCGCGCCTGGTTCCACCACACCGAAACCGCCATGGCCCAGGTTCTCCGCGCCAACGGCGTCGTCGCCAACAGCGCCGGCGTCCTTCCGCGCGACGCCTGGCTGGAAATGGACAACATCACCCGCCGCGTCATGCGCTCGGATGAAGGCCAGGCCTGGATGACCGACCTGATGCCGTTGGCCAAGGCCATCGACATCGGCAAGCTGGTCCACCTGACCCGCGTCGCCTCGGACACCGCCAACCCGGTCACGCGCTCGATGAGCGGCAAGGTGCCGACGGCGATGGACAAGACGGTCTACGTCTATCGCGGCACGCCGGTCCCGATCTTCGCCGACGGCTATGGCCGCGAATGGCGGGAATGGAACACCCTGCAGAGCGAGAACTTCGACGCTCTGTCGGACGACCAGGAGGCCACGACCGCCAAGCTGAAGCGAGACCAAGCCCGCTACGCCCTGGACGGCGACGCCAACATGTCGGTGAAGGGCTACAAGACCTACGGGATCCGCACCAACCCGCTGTCGAAGGCCATCAACGTCGGCGCCAGCGGCAACAACATCGACCTGACCTCGACCGCGACGACCTGCGACGCCATCGACAATTTCTTCACCCAGAAGGTCGGCAAGCTGCTCGATGACAACTTCATCAGCGGCGGCGTCAACCTCTACGTCTCGCCGGAAATCGGCCGCAGCTTCGACCGCTCCTATTCCGGCTCGTCCGGCTTCAAAAGTGGCACGCTGCTGGCCTACCTGCTGACGAACCGCCGGATCAACAAAATCACGGTCTCGTTCGAACTCTCGGGCAACGAGTTCTTCGGCTTCGTTCCGAACGCCGAGTACATCCGCCCGCTGATCGGCATGGCCATGAACACCACGGCCCAGGCCCGCCAGAACCCCACCGACGACTACAACTTCCTCGTCATGGGCGCGATGGGCCTGGAAATCCGCGCCGACTACAACGGCCGGACCGCCGTCCTCTACTCGGTCAACTTCTAACGCGGCGGCGGCCCTGCCCCGAAAGGGGCGGGGCCGTTCCTGCTGGAGATCCAACATGGACATCAAGATCACGGCCGGCGGCGTCTATGGCGCCGACGGCGAATACCCCATCGGCACGGTCATCAAAGGCCTCCCTGCCGCTCCGAAGGGCATCGACGAACGCTTTATGCCGATCGGCGATGACGGTGAGCCGGTTCTCATCGTCAATCCGGCCAGCGATGTTTCCCAAGCCGGCGCGCCCTATGTGGCCCGCGCCAAGGACGACTCGCCCGGCTGGTATCAAGTCTTCGACGCGGCCGGTAACGCGGTCGGCAAGGCCATGCGCCAGGCGGACGCCGATGCGTTCAATGCCATGAGCGACACCGACAAGGCCGCCTTCGTGCAGGCGGACTCGTAAGGCCATGGCCGGCTATGGTGATGACGCGGGCTTCGCCGCATGGCTGTCCGATAACGGCTTCAGCCTGCCGGCAGGCGCGCCGTCACCGGCGGCCTTGCGTCAGAGGGGAAGTGTGCATGTTGACGGGCACACTTTCCCCGGCGCCCCGACCGGCGGCGTGATGCAGGAGCGGGCATGGCCCCGCACCGGCGCGACCGCGAACTATCAGCCCGTCCCTAGCGACGTGATCCCGGTGGCGATTGTCCAGGCCTCCTATGCGGCGGCCTACTATGAGGCGTTGAACCCAGGCGCGCTCTCGACCTCCGCGTCGACCGACGCTCGGGTCAAGCGCAAGCGCGAGCGCATCGAGGGCGCGGTCGACGAGGAGACCGAATATTTCTCGACCGGCGACGCGGCGGCCGACGCCAAGGTGTCGATTCCGGCTGTCGAAGGCCTGCTGGCCGCCTTCGTCTATGTCGTGCCCGCCGTGGCCCTGGGCGTCATGTCGCTCGGATGAGCACGGTCTATGATCGCGGCCGGGCCCTGGCGATCCGCCAGCTTGCCCCCATCGCCCAGGGCGGGAAGGGCCAGGTCGTTACGCTGACCTACACCTTGCCCGGCGCCTTCGACGAGGCAACCCAGACCCAAGGTCAGGCCCAGACCGTCGTTCAGCAGTGCAGCGGCGTGGAAAAGGGCATCGACGTCCGCCGCATCGACGGCAAGTCGATCCTGGAAGGCGACAGCGAATTTGTCCTCTCGCCCGTGACCACGACCGGCGCGGACCTCACGCTTCCCAACGTCCTGCCGCCCCGCTCAACGCTGACCTTCGCCGATGGCCGGGTCGTTTCGGCGATCCGATGCCAGCCCAAGAAGCCGTCGGGCCTGCTGATCTCCGCCACCTTGCAGCTACGGGGGTGATGATGGGCTTTGCTGATACTGTCGCCGGCGCCGGGATGGCCTTCCTCGACACCGCGCGGGAAACCGCCAGAGCCCTCGTCGAACTGGTCGGCGAGGAGACGATCGAAGCCTCGCCGATCGGCCAGCCCGAGCTCTGGAAGCGCAAGCCGCCGGCGGACTACAAGCCCGGCGCGTTCAAGTCGAACTGGAGCCTGGGGATCGACGCGGTCGAGGGAGGCTTTGACCCGGATCGGACCGCTTCGTTCTTCGTCTCTGGCCTTGATCGTGTGCCGACCGATCCGCTGGGCCATCGCTACGTCTTCAGCAACGCCGCGCCGTATGCCTTCCGCATCGAATTCGAGAAATGGGCGCATGGTGCGCCGAATGGGGTTGTCGGCCCGGTGTCGCTCGAATTCAGCCGCTTGCTCGGCGTCGCTGTCGAGCGGGCCAAGTCTGGGGCCAGGGCCCCTCAAGAAGTATGAGCGGGACGCCCGAGGTCGCGATCATGACGGCGCTGCAAGCGCAGCTCCGCACGGTCGACGCCGACATGTACGACAACCGCACGGCGCGCGAGAACGTGGACTTCGCCGCGCCGGCGCCGACGATCGCCTATCAGGAACTGACCTATGCCTGGGCGACGCCGGGCAACGTCGAGAAGGGCGCTTCGACCTTCCTTCAGACCGGCTATCTCCAAATCCTTCTCAGGTACCCGGGCGGAGCCGGAGCCGGCGCGGCCCTGATCAGAGCCCGAGCCATCCGATCCGCCTTTAGGTGTCCGTCCAGCTTCACGGCCGATGGCATCACCACCAACATCAGCCAGACCCCGCAGATCCTGGCCGGCTATCCCGACGCCGATGGCCGCTACGTCGTGCCCGTCCGCGTCTTCTTCAACGCTCAGCTCCCGAACTGACCGGCCAATAGGCCGCCAGACCTGACGCCGCCGGACATGCGCCGGGCGTCGCCGCATGTCCCCCACCCCCGACATAGGAGGCCACGATGGCCAACGCCCAGGGCGTCAAGAAGCGCATCAAGCGCGCCATTCAGACCGTGCAAGGCACGCCGCAAACCAGCGGCAGCCAGCTCATCCGCCGTACCAACGCCGTCTTCAAGAAGGCGTCCGACACCTTCAAAAACGCCGAAATCGTCGACCACATGCAATCGACGGGCGACACCGAGGGTACCTACAGCACCAACGGCAAGGTCGACGGTCTGCTCTCGCCCGCGACCTATGTCCCGGAACTGGCCCAACTGCTTCGCAAAGATTTTGTCGCGACGACCGCGATCACCGGCATGTCGATCACGATCGCCGCGTCGGGCCAGACCTGGATCATCACCCGCGCGGCCGGTTCGTTCCTGACCGACGGGATCAAGGTCGGCGACGTGGTCCGCCTGACCGCCGGCAGCTTTAATGCCGCCAACCTGAACAAGAACGTCCTGGTTCTGGCCGTTACCGCGCTCGGGATCACCGTCATTCCGCTCAACGGCGTGGCGATGGTCGTCGAGGCGACCGCCGTCACTGGCGCGACGCTGACCATTCCCGGCAAGAAGTGCTGGGTCCCGACCTCGGGTCACACCGACACCTTCTACACCTGGGAGGTCTGGTATCCCGACGTTCCGGCCTCGCGCGTCTATCCGGACTGCAAGGTCAGTCAGGCCGCCATCCAAGTTCCCGCCACGGGCAACCCGACGGTATCGTTCGACATCGCCGGCCTGTCGCGCACCACCGGCACGACGGAAGTTCTGACCTCGCCGACCGCGGCCACGACGACTGCGGTTCTTGCCGACGCCCAGGCCAAGGTTATCGCCAACGGGATCGTCACGCCGGTCACCAGCCTGTCGATGACCATCAACGGCAATATCCAGCCGGGCGAGGCCGAAGTCGGTTCCCAGGCCCGCTCGGGCCACGTGGTCGGTGTGATCGACGTTTCGGGCACGATCACGGCGAAGTTCAGCAACACCGCTTTGCAGACGATCCGCGACAATCAGAGCAACGTGTCGCTGATCATCCCCATTCCGGTCGATGGCACGGCAGCCAGCGACTTCGTCTGCATCGTGGTCAACTCGATCCAGATCTTCACCGACGACGAAGACGACGGCGGCGCCAAGGAAATCATCCTGACCTATAACTGGGTCGCCGAGATCCCCGCCACCGGCGGCGCGGCCCTGCCGAACTGGCAGACCATCGTGTCCATCCAGGACAGCCAGGCTCCGTAGGCCTGAAGCAATCCGCCTCGGCGGACGCCTCTGGTCGCGGGCTGTTCAGCGACCAATCCCCCACCTCCCAACTCAACGGCCAGGTCGCGCCTGGCCGTCCTTTTCAAGGACACCGATCATGACCAAGGACACCGCCACCCAGCCGGCCAATCTGATGACGCTCGAGGATCTCGATTTCTCGACCGCCAGCGGCCGGATCTTCAAGTCGCCCTTCAACCACCCCACCAAGGGCCCTGCGTGCGGCGTGGTGCTGCACATCATCGGCGACGAGAGCGAGGCGGTTTCCGCTTTCGAGACCGAGCTCTCCGACGAGCAGCGCCGAGCGGCCGCGATCCGGGCTGTCGCGCAAGCCGAACAGGCGGCGCTCACGGGCAAACCCGCCGAGCCGGTCTTCCGTCCCACTCAGGATGATGTGGCCGACATCCATCGTCGCGCGGCGGCGCGCCTGGTCGGCTGGGAGGGCATCGCCGAACCCTATTCCAAGGAGGCGGCGCTCCGCCTGGTCAGTCGCAACGAGACCCTGCGTAAGCAGGTCATGATCGACGCTGGCAAGGTCGCCAATTTTTTGTAGGTGAAGTCGCCGGGCTGCTCGCGTTCGCGCGCGAGCGGTTCGCTCTCTTCAAGCCCGAGGCGGATGGCGCGCCGCACATCAACCACCTCATGGCCCTGGCGAGGGGTGGCGACATGGAGGCTAGGGCACGGCTTCTCAATCCGCCGACGCTCTCACCGCATGTCGCCCATCTCTGGAAGTGGTTCGCCGACCCGGTCCAGGGGATCGCCTGCACCAGGCCTAACAACGGCATGGCGATCAGTCGCATTCCTCGGTCGGAAATAGCCCAGTGGGAACGCGATGAGGGGATCACCCTTCAGACCTGGGAACGGCGGGCGCTGCTGCAACTCGACGCGGCCTATGTCGCGGCGATGTCAGCCCAGCGGGACAGTAAGTCCGCCCGAAGCGATGCAGCGCCCGTAGAGGAAGAGGTCTAGCCCTTGCCCGCGAGGGACTTGGCCAGCATGGCGGGGCCGACGAAGAGTCGGCTCCGCAGTTCCTCCCACGAGCCGAAATCCTGGCCGCACTCGGCGCACCAGATGTTCTCGCCTTCGGGGCCGACCATTTCCGGGTGAAACCATTCGGGGTGCTTGCAGGTCGGGCAGGCCGCCACAAGCCCGTCGGCCCATTCCTCGGCGGTCACATCGGCTGCGACCCGGATTTCTTCGGCGCGGAAAGTCATAGCCGCGACGCTACCACGGCGCTGCAACGACGCCGAGAGAAAACCCAGAATTTTCCGCCACTTCGCGTCCGCTCTTGACGCGCCGCCAAACCAACGGAGGTCCGCATGGAAACGCTCGCGACCCTCACCATGGACATCGATGTCCGTTCGGCGGACCCGGCGGAGTCCAAGCTCCGCGCGCTGACCCAGGCGGCCAAGGGGGCGGAGGACCAGTTTATCCGTGCCTCCTCCGCCGCGCGCGCCCAAGCCACGAGCCATGACCTGTCCGCCTCGGCGGCGAGCCAGGCGGCCAAGAGCCTCGATGGGCTGGTCGGCGGCTACGTCCAGGCCCGGGACGCTCTTGGCCGCTTCACCGGCGCCGACGGCAGCTTCCGCATGTCGCAGGAAGCGACCGCCAAGGTGCTGTTGCAGAACGCCAAGGCGGTCCAGGCCCTGGCCAAGGAACAGGAGCAGGCGGCCAAGGCTGTGACGAAAGCCGAAACCGACCTGCAACGCCGTGTCGATGCCCTGACGGCCAGCTACTCGCCGTTGACCGCGGCTATGGAGAAGACGAACAAGCAACTCGCCGAGGCGAAGTCGCTCTACGACGCCGGAGCGATTTCGACCGACAAATACGCCCAGGCGACGCAGATCCTGACGGCGCGCCTGGCGACCCAGACCAAACAGCACCAGGAAGCCTCCGCCGGCGCCAAGCTGCTCGGCTATGAAATGCTGAACCTTGGCCGGCAGACGTCCGACGTCTTCGTTCAGCTCGCCACCCACCAGAACCCTTTCTTGATCCTGGTGGAGCAGGGCCCACAGATCGCCGACGTCTTCCAGCAGGCCGCCTTGCGGGGCGTAACGCTGAAATCGGCGCTCGCCGGTATCGCCGGCGAAGTCGGCCCGATTATCGGGATCGTGGCGCCCCTGGCGGCGGTTGCCGGCGTGCTGGCGCTCGGTACGACGCGCGCCCTGGAAAATCAGGCCGCCGTGCGCGCGTTTACGGGCGAGTTGGCCCTGAACGTCGACGGGCTCAACTACAACGCCCAGGCCCTGGCGGCGACGTCGAAGGAACTCAGCCGCTATGGACTGTCGGCTAAGGACGCCTCGGCTGGCCTGTCGACCTTCGTCAACGCCGGTGTCGATGCCGATAAGCTGAAGGCCTATTCGATCGCGGCCAAGTCGCTGTCGGAGGTCTCGACCCAGTTCAAGGACGTGAAGTCCGCGCAAGACGCCGTCGCCGAGGCCTTCACCAACGGGTTCTCGGCGGTCCAGAAGCTCGACGAGAAGCTGAACTTCCTCACCGTCGCTCAGTACGAGCACATCAAGGCGATGTTCGACGCCGGCAAGGCGTCCGAAGCTCAGGCCGAAGCCTTCGCCGACTTCGCCGCCAGAGTTGATGATGCCGCCGATAAGGCGCGCGGACCATGGCAATCGTCCGTTCGCGACCTGTCCGGCGCATGGAGCGACTTCCTCGACACGCTCGCCAACTCGGACATGATCCAGTCCACCGTCAAGGAACTGAGCGAGCTCATGCACTTCGTGCAGGGCACGATCAAAGCTGTCGACGACTTCAATAAGCAGAAGCGCGATAGCGAAGGCGGCTACTTGAACAGCGTAGCTGCGGGGCGTCCAAAGGACGCTTCGGGATTCACCGTCGGTGGCCTGGGC